GTTGTATGCTGACGTCATGAGGACTTGTCACCACAACGAGATGACATCGCTTAAGGCCCGTGTTGGGAAGTTGCTTCCGCAGCACGAACCGCTCACTGCTGTTCTTATAGAAGCAGAGTGGGCCAAGGTGACTGAATTGACACTTCCCATCTTCGTTAGGAATGTTAAGAAGGTTACCTCGCCAATACCGTTTGAGGAATGGGTTAAGACTTTCCCACCCGCCAAACGAGAGATGTATGAGGATTTGCGTCGTACTAACGCAATCCCGCCAAAGTCACTCCAAGCTTCTTCATTCGTTAAGAAGGAGCTTGTCCTACGAGAGGAGGAGCACAGAGAAATGGTTAAGGATCCCCGCATGATACAGGGGTGTCCCCCAGAACTTTCACTTTACACAGGACCCTACATTCGAAAGGCAGCCAAAGCCCTCAAGGAGGGAATGAAGCCTAAGAAATGGGACCCGGCGCGCTTAGTAGAAGCCAAGCATTTCATATACACATGTGGGATGACTGCTGAGGGTGTTGGGTATAGCTATGCTAAGGCCCTGGAGATGGTGAAGGGAATGTGTTCCGCCGGCGAAAACGTCGTAGTGGTGGAGGATGATCAGTCCAGGTTTGATCTCCACATAACTGGCCCAGCGTTCAAACACCTGGACCAGTTAAACAGAGTACTTCTACCGGTCGGGGTAGCAAGGTTACTGCGTAGAACCGACAAGTCCAAGGGCAGAACAATGCTTGGTTGTAAGTATACCATACCTTACACTATGCAGTCCGGTTGGCCAGACACGAGTTACGGAGACTCTATCTGCAATGAAAGTATGAAGTTATACGTCCACGGTCCCGGAAGGAAGTGGGTTAGTATAATTTGTGGCGACGATAGTGTTACCGTCACAACCGACTGGGAAGTCGAGCGACTGAATGGCTCTGTGGGCATTGTCGCAGCGTATGCTAAGTTAGGAATGGAGGTGGATGTTGTCATTCGTGAGCATCCAGATCTCGCAGAATTCTGCTCAGCACGCTTTTATCCATGCGGTGAAACGTACATCATGATGCCTAAACCAGGCAAAGTTCTTGCTCGATCAGGGTGGGACATGGTGAACAGAAGCCGCACCAATCAGCTTGCGTGGGCTCGTGGTGTTGTGACAACACTTGAGTACTACGGTAAAGTTGATCCACTTCTTGCAGCGCTGGCCTACAGCCTCAAGAAGCAATTGGGTGATGGCAAGGTAATCGAGGACGTGCAGTCCGAGTACAAACACGTTGTGAAAGGAGATCATGTCATTAAAATGACACGTCACGACCAGTACTATTACTATGGTATCCACTACGGCCTTACTGTTTCAGAGGTCGATGATTTGGAAGCTGCTATCCGTGGTGGGCTGATGCGTTTTGGCACGCTGAGCTCACACCCAATCCTAGAGTGTATCGCCAAGCACGACCTCTAGGCAAACCCATCTTGTTCATATGGTAGCCTTTCATGGTGGCTATAAACAAACCTGCGCAAACTCTAAGGCGTACACTGAGTAGTCGGCAGCTGTCTGCCAAAACTCTGATGTGTTTCTTTACTATTTCAAACACATGCACAGTTCCCGTGAGGGATCTGAACCAGTCTACCAGGCTAATTCAGTTCACCCCACCAAAGACTCTACAACTGAGTGGGAAAAACTGCGCAAAGCGAGTATAAATTAGCAACATAGAATCTGTGGGGGGG